TTGATTGAATTGTTGAAGAGTTTACTACCACTACCAACTAAATATGTATTATCAAGACTTCCATTTGCATTTAATCTACAAAATCCTTGTCTTGTGTTAGTATTAAATGTTGTAAATGCCCCAATGCAATATATTTTATCGTCAGAAGATACCTTAAGTTTTTTTATTGAGTTATCAAAAGATTGGCCCAGGTTAATCGTGAATGAACTATCAATGCTACCATCTATATTTAATCTACAGATGTTAAAAGCTGGCGAACTGAAATTACCACCAACTATAATCTTACCTGTTGATTGTATAGCTAGACTAAATACATTACCTTGTGAAAATTCAGAATTGAATGTATTATCAATAGTACCATCTGGATGTAATATAACAATCGGAGGGCATGATAATCCATTATAACTAGTAAAGTTACCACCTATTAAATATCTTCCATCTGCAAGCTTTATTATACTCAATGCTTGTGAGTCTGTTGGATTGTTAGGATAAGTAAAACCACTAGTTAAACCTGAAAACGTATAATCAAAATCATTTGTTGATAATGATGTTGGGATAATACCTCCAACAGATATGTTAGATGTATTTTTAAATGTTTTGGTTACAAAGTTACTACCATCAGTATATATTACTGGGTCTGTATCATTGTTTAGTCTATATGTTATCTTACTCTCATTAAATGGTTGAGTTATACCACTGATTACTATATTAATGTCTGCCATTATTCATTTAGTTTGTTATAATCATCTGCAAAATCATCCCAAGTAGCTTGGGCTAAATCAATAGAATAATTATCTAATTCATTATTTAATACTGGTTGAACAAAGTTCTTACCTCTAAATCCATTTTTGAATATTGAATTTTGCAATGCCCAAACGTTAATACGTTTTCTTTTTGCAAACCCTATCAAATCTTTTATTGGTGGCTTCTTATTTTTAAAACCAAATGGTGTATTCCTTCTTTTATTTTTCCCTGAAATACCTTTGTCTACTATAAGCAAATAAGGTAATGACATTATGTCAATATCTTCTCCATCTACTTTTCCTGTTACTGATTTAGATAAGTTACCAGTATTCTTTGGTACCCTACTTTTAATCTTGTTTTCCAATTCTTTTGCAAAATCTTGGATAGTTTTTCTTCTGTTAGGATATTCTGCCATTATAAACAAATACTTATATTAGGTATTTGGATAGTAATTTCTATTGACCAACCATCCAAAATATTTGTGTTAGAAAAAATGATAGGGTTAGCATTTGATACACTTACAATTTCAATCAAATCATCATTGTATCTATTTCTTATTTCCTTCATCATTTTATTTAGACTGGCGAATGTTGAGTTAAGTGAAAATATTTCATTATCATTGCTGATGAATTTATCAACAATCTCATCTGTGCTTAAATCTCTTATATTCAATACACCAATTTCAAATGTAAACTCATTGACCTGACCGTTAGCTAAACTTGCTGACAATGGATTAATTACACCCATTGGAAATATGTTCTTCTTTTGTAAATCAGCATGGGCAAAATCACCAAATACAATTGTATTGATGTAATCGTCCTCTTCCATTAAATCCCTTAAGAATTGTGTTACCTTAAAAAATGACCTCATTGTTAAATATTGTTTTATTTTTTACGAGCGCGTTCTATTGCCGCTTGCTCTAATTTTGATTTTTCCTTTTCATACTGTAGGAATGTCAGCACCTTCATATGATTTAGTTTTTCAACCTGGTCCATGGATAATAGGTTTCCTCCAGAAGCTGAATACAAGCAAGAATACCATCCGTAGCGAGCTCCAAAGTCTGCTTCATCTTCGGTTCCATATTCTCCACCATCTGTTTCGATAAAGAAATAACTGAATATTTCAATAAGTCGTTCGCGATATGGTAAAAAAAAAGCATAGCAGTCATTCCTATGTTGGCTGGTATCTCTTTCATTATATCTGCATACTTAAATGTTCCTTGGTATTCTTCTATTTCATATCTATCATATGTCTTTTTAAATAACCCTCGGCTTTTAACCTCTGTCACTGGCCTATAAAGAATTGCCAAGGCTCTGTGCCAATCTTCTCTAGTTGATGAGTATTTATCCAAGTCAATATATTCTCCATAGCTCAGCCCTTCTAAACTAGTAACAAAACCATATGTCGTTTTGTCATGTGTGAAAACTGGAATAACTTTTTCTTGTATCTCTTCATCCAATATTGCTTTTATGATTGTAATAATACTTTCATAATCTTCTCTCTTGATTCCATTGAGTTCAACTATAGTGATTCCAAGCCAATATGATACTAATAAATCGCTTGCCATTTGCAAGTTATCTTTATTAATATCAACTATATTAACCATATCCAAATACTTAGCAAAAGATATCTGAGACATCTTTGTTGGCATTTCTTTAATGTTTATCTCTTTCATACAATTAAGACCCATCGGTCCGCATTTTTAACAATGATTTTTATTAATGTCCGAATCTTAATGATGGGTCCATCTTTGGTTTACCAACTATTTCCATAATTACATATCTTACCGCATCTATTATGTGATTGTATTTATCTATTGGTGTGTTGCTCTTCTTTTCCAACCATACATAATGATTCAACTCTGTGATAAGATTCTTGCTGGTTGGTGTAACAATTAATTGGTAATCTTGCATCAATCCAATACCTGTTACAATTGAACCTGGTGCCTTTGATACGGCTTTTATATTTAATCCTTTTCCTTTTACCTCGGCAATCAATCTCGGCTCTGCACTATCGGCTATAATCAAGGCCTTGCCAGCGTGAGCTGTATCCAATTCTGCTATTTGTGTTGTTGTTAATGCTTGTAAACTAAAACACTCGTCCAGATATATTCTCTTTAGCTTCTTATCAACAGCAACCTTTACAAGTGTTGTAGGGTCCCAACTAAATCCAAAATCCTGTCCAAAGACAGTAGTCAATGATTCATCGAAATCACCAATATCATATTGGAATATAACTCCCTCGGCAGCATCTTGCCATTCTCCCTCAATTATTAAATTGTATTTCTTTTCATTGGTCTCCTTTAGTTTCTCAACCTCGGCGATGAATGTTGGGTCAAGGTGTTTGATGTTATCCTTATAAGTAGTGTGGATATAGGTTACGTCACCTTTGGTTACATTCTCCCCTGGTTTAACTCCAGCGTCCTGGTAGAACTTCTTGTATATCCAATGTTCTTTGGTTGCTGGATTTAGGATAAGTATAACTCTGTTCTGGATTCCACTGGTTCTAACAGATAGGTTTATCTTATCAAATACAGATTCATCATTTAATTCTTCGGCCTCTTCCATTATCCAAGTGGTTACCCCTTGTAATGACTTTAGATTAGCTGATTGGTCACCTGATGAGGATTTCAATCCCTTGAATATAATCTTTGAACCTGTAGCTTTATTTATGATTTCAGTTTTAGTTACCTCAAAGTATTCTGTAAGTCCCATCTGTTCCAATTTATCCACGAACTCTGGGATAATTGATAAATGGGCAGACGACATTGTAAGTCTTGTATATAAGATAACGTGGTTTTTTTCAAACATAAGTAAAGCAAGAAAGGTAGCAGTTGAAAACGACTTCCCGCTTCCCCTACCACCAGTTATAATTGCATATCTACTCTTCGATTGGAAAAGCTTTTTATATTTCTTGCTTAGCTTTATCATTAGTCTTCATCAAAAGACAATAGGTCTTGGATGTTGAATGGTTTTAATGTAATGTTATTGTTACTCTCAACTCTCTCTGTCCAACCGTGATTTGACTTTAAATTAAGTATAAATGCTTGATTATGTTTACCTTTGTCTTGAGCGTTTACAAAACAATTGTGAGCACAGTTATTTTTTACTAGTTCAAGTGTTATTTTCAACTCTGGAAACTTCTCAGTTAGATATTGAATTGTGCTTGGTGCTACCACCAATTCTCTCCATATACTTCCAATCCAAGAATACTTTTCATCATAAGATAGGTCTAATGCATTATCTAATAAGGCTTTAGAATTTTTCTCATTCCATTTCTCTGCGTTGTTATTATTCTTTGGTGCTCCCACCTTTCTTTTTGCCATTATAATTTGAAGCCGACCTTTAATCCGACTATTGGTTTTTGTATTATGTTATCATATTGTACTTGCGTACCAATAATCCATTTATTT